CCAAGGATGCAGGCTTCCTCTTGAAGAATATCGTCAAGAAGACTGCTTAAGGAAACGCATGAACTACTGCACTTACGAGGACATTCAGGGGCACATCCCCGAAGCGCGTCTGG